AGGGGCTACTGGTGCGGTTACATTTAGCGTGTCTGCCCCTTCTGCTAATTCTGTTGGAAGTTATTGTTTTGCTTATATAAGTGCTTACAACAGTAGTTGGACTTTTGGTGGTAATTATTCTGTTGGAACATCAAGTCAACAAATACAATTATGGGCAAATACAGATGGTACTACTGGTCAGACTGTAACAGGTTCAATTTCTGGTACTTGGAAATGGATGGGTTTAGGTACTAATACAAATGGTCCTAATACTGCAAGTGCTTTTGGTATCGCTGTTCGTGTCGCTTAAAGGAAAATAAAATGTTAACTATTGAATATGCAAAAGACCCTATTTGGAATGATGAAGCTCATACAGCAATTCATTTAACTGTTAAGTTTGTAGAAATTCCAGAGGAATTACCTTTTACAGCAACTCCTAATGACCCTATGCCTTATGGCGTTGTTTTATACAATAACGCATTGGCGGGTGATTATGGAACTATTGCTCCTTATGTACCGCCTCCAGCACCTATTCCAACTGCATAATGACTTACGGAATTTATCCTAATAGCACTCCTGAATTTCGGATGTTTCAAAAAGAAGATGGAACAATGGAAATGCAAGTGCGATATATAAATACTCTTATGAACTATGTAGGCAAATGGATGCCAGTTAAAATGGAACAAGAAAATGGTAAGTTTCACGAAATCGAAGCATTAGAAGATGGCACAGTATTTGTAAATGTATTTTCCGAAGGTAAGTATTAAATTTAGCTGTTTTTAGCTACAATATGTAAAATCGCTTGGTGATGCAAGCGGAAATGTTTAAGGGAAACTTATGACAGTTCAGCTTTATGCCAATAATGCAAAAACAACGCTGGCATCACCTATTAATGCTACTCAGACTACCATTACAGTAGCTCCCGGAACAGGTGCGCTTTTTCCAAATCCTGCTTCTGGTCAAGCATTTATGGTTACCTTAGTTAGTGCCGCTTCATCTACAACCTATGAAATTTGCCTTTGCAATGGAAGATCAGGCGATACTTTATCGGTAGTTAGAGGTCAAGAAGGAACTTCTGGAACGCCTTTTTTACTAAATGATATTGTTGGTAATTTTGATACTGCTGGCGTAATGGATGGATTGGTTCAATCTGTTCAGCTTCAAAATCAATATTATCTATTTGGAGTAGCTGGTGGATCAGCAAACGCTTTAACCGCTAATATTCCTTCGTCTTTAACTGCGCTTCCTAACGGAATGTCTATTGTTATTCAGTCTGCTTTTGCCAATACTGGGGCAACTACTTTAAATTTAACTTTAGGATCTACAGCAACAGGGGTTTTGCCTGTTCTTTCTGTAAATGCTACAGCCCTTATTGGCGGTGAAATTCCTTCTTCTGGATACCCAATTACTTTAAGTTATAGCTCTACCTATAATGCGTGGGTTCTTACTAATGGAAGTATTAATTTAAATATTTATGCTTTAATTAATAGTCAAACATTTACTGGAACTCCTAGAGTTCCAACACCAGCAATTAATGACAATAGTACTATTATTGCCAATACAGCTTATGTAAAAAACAATTTAGCTAACTATGCACCACTTTATAGCCCAAATTTAACTGGTATTCCAACAGTTCCAACAGCTTCAAATGGTACAAGTACTACTCAAATAGCTTCTACTGCTTTTGTTGAAAATGCTGTTTCAACTGTCCCTGTTTTAGGATCGACTTGGACTAATTACACAGGGATAAAAACTTCTTTTACTACCTACACAAATACAACTGGTAAATACATTCAAGCATTTTGTAATTCTGGCTGTAATGGCGGTGGTAATGGTTCTATTTGGATCAATGGAAATCAAGTAGCTAATTGGGCGGCACAGTTTAATGGATGCGGTGGTTATAGCTGTAATATGGCGGCAATTATTCCACCCGGAGCTACTTATTACATTAGCTCTAGTGGATCAGTCAATTCATGGTGGGAGCTAGTTTAATGAAACATTTTGTAGACGAAAATAATATTGTTCATGCTTATCCAAAAGATGGATCTCAAAATCATTTAATTGGTAATAAAAAAGAAATTACTATTGAAGAAAGAGAAGCTTTAATTCTTCAAAAACAACAATCTGATTTTGATGCACAAGATTGGTATAGAAAACGCATTTATAGCTATCCCGATATTGGTGATTTTATTGATGCTTATATTACTGATAACAAAGAAGCAATGGAAGAATATAAACAAAAATGCCTAGAAATTAAGGCTAAATATCCAAAACCTGAAGGATTTTAACTATGACATACAACTATGGTAGCCCCATTACAGGCACTCTTACTGGAACTACTTTAGAAGTATTAGTTCCTAATTTGGTTTATCCAGCAACAATTGTACTTAACTCCGCTGATGCCAGCAGAGGAATTCAATTATCTTTAGATAATGGAGTTACTTATTATGCAAAAGTAACTCCTACTGGAACTGCAACAGGTCAAATTTACTATGTTTTGACTTTCCCAATTACAAAAATTAAATTTACTGGCGTAGCAAACGACACTTATAGCATTCTTTAATAGTATTACTTAGGGTTTACCATGACTATTTTACTTTTTGCTAACCAAGCGCAAACTACTCTTGCATTACCAGTAACCCCTTCTGATACCACTATTTATTTGGCTAGTGGTACTGGAGAGTACTTTCCTAATCCAGAAATTGGTCAAGCATTTAAACTTACTTTAGTTAATTCTACAAACGCATTAATAAACGAAATTGTTTTAGTAACCGCCAGAACAGGTGATGTTTTAACAGTTATTCGTGGAGATGAAGGTACTATTCCTCAAGCATGGGCTTTTGGTTCTTTTGCAGTTAACTTAGATACTGCTGGTTCTTCAGATGCTTTTGTTCAAACTTATGGTCTAGAAAACCATCTTTATTCTGCTTATTTGCAAAATATGAGGGCTACTACAGGACAAGTTGATTCTGTTCCTATAAACCCTACTGATTTAGTAAATAAAGAATATGCCGACTATTTAGTTCAAGGCATGACACCAAAAGCAGAATCTCAATGTGCCACAACAACAGTTGCACAAGGCGGTGGCAATATTGCTTTATTTGGTTTGCAAATTATTGATGGTTATCAAACTGTAAATGGGGATCGTGTTTTGGTCAAAGACCAAGACAGCCCTGCTCAAAATGGTATTTATGTAGCTAGTTCTGATGTATGGGTTAGAACAGCAGATATGAATGTTTGGTCAGAAGTGCCAAGTGCTTTTACTTTTGTTCAATATGGTACATATAACACAAATACTGGCTGGGTAGCTCTTGCTCCAGTAGAGGGAACAATTAATGTAACCCCCATTATTTGGACACAATTTTCTGGATTTGGTATTTCTGGTTACTCTGGTTTTTCTGGCTACTCAGGATATTCAGGATTTTCTGGCATTTCTGGATATAGTGGATCAGGCGTATCAGGCTATTCTGGTTTTAGTGGAATTAGTGGCTATTCTGGCTGGTCAGGAATTTCAGGATTTAGTGGTCAATCAGGCTACTCTGGAATTTCTGGCTACTCTGGATCAGGCGTATCAGGATTTAGCGGTATCTCTGGATATAGCGGTTATAGCGGAATAAGTGGTTTTAGTGGCTATTCAGGTATTTCTGGTTATTCTGGAATAAGTGGTTATAGTGGAATTTCTGGATATTCAGGAAGCGGTGTTTCTGGATATAGTGGTTTTAGTGGCATAAGTGGGTATAGTGGTTTTTCTGGTATTTCAGGGTATTCTGGTTTTTCTGGTATTTCTGGTTTTAGTGGAATTAGTGGATATTCAGGAATAAGTGGTTATAGCGGAATTAGCGGTTATTCAGGTATTTCTGGTTATTCTGGAATTAGCGGTTATAGCGGATATTCTGGAATTAGCGGTTATAGCGGATATTCTGGAATTAGCGGTTATAGCGGATATTCTGGAATTAGCGGTTATAGCGGATATTCTGGAATTAGCGGTTATAGTGGTATCTCTGGCTACAGTGGTATCTCTGGCTACAGCGGTTTTTCTGGCTACAGCGGTATCTCTGGCTACAGCGGTAGTGGTATCTCTGGTTACAGTGGCAGTGGTATCTCTGGCTACTCTGGCATCTCTGGATACTCTGGTGGAACTTCTGCTGGTGGCTCAAACACACAGATTCAATATAACAATGCTGGCTCATTTGCTGGCGCACCTTTACTCACCTATTCCCCACAAGGTAATACTTTAGTAAACCAATCCTACGACCAAGGCACAGGAGTCCTACAAGTAACAGGAGCGTCTAGCTTTAATGGCGCTGTAGTTGATAAGAGTCTAAACTTACAGGGTGGTAATAACCTTGTACTTAACTCTGCCATTTTGGTTACCCAAAATATTACTGTAACTGCTAATACTTATACCTTGTCAATGACAGGCACAGGAACGATTACATTAAGCGGAACAAGTAGTGGTACTTTAGTTGGCACAGGCGCAAGCACAGTCGTTTCAAAGACATTTACTCCTACGGCTGGTACGCTTACTTTAACTCCTACTGGCTCATGCACCACAGTTCAATTAGAACTTGGTAACGTATTTAGCGGATATACAGCCACAACAGGAACAGCAGTTACTACTACTAACGCATTATCAATTCCACAAGGTACTTTTTCTAGTAACGATACGCTTACCGCATCATCAGGCTCTTTAACAGGAACAGCTTTTTCTGTAGCGCAGACTTGGAATACAACTGGAAATCCAACGGCTTTTAAAGTAAATGTCACTAATATTGCTAACGCTGGTTCAGCACTTTTAGCTGACTATCAAGTTGGTGGGGTAAGTAAATGCCAAGTAAACTTTGCTGGTGGATTAACTTCTTTCTCGAATATTTATTCACTTGGTGGAGCTTTAATGTATGGCTCTGGCATTATTGCTGGAAGCATATATAAAATTGGATTTTCAAGCACTGTAAATGCTTACGATACTCCAGATTTAACTCTCTACCGTGACTCCGCCAACACTCTAGCGCAACGCAACTCTACCAATGCACAAGCCTTTAGACTATATAACACCTATACAGATGCTAGTAATTATGAGCGTCTATCTGTAGATTGGACTACTACTGCCAATACAGCAACTATCTCTACTCAAAATGCTGGTACAGGGAGTAAGCGTAATCTAGCTATTGCTCAAGATGTAACTATCAACACAGTAACAGTAGGACTAGGTGGTGGTGCTGTAAGTACGAATACGGCTGTGGGTAGTGGTGTTATGACAGCTACAGCTACTGGAACTGGAAATGTTGCTGTTGGCTATCAATCTTTAAGGTCAGTAACTTCTGGTTCTGGGAATGTATCTACAGGACAGTATGCTTTATCGGTTAATACAACTGGTATTGCAAACTGTGCTTATGGAAGTGTTTCATTAGGCAATGGAAGCGTAGGCGCAAACTACAATTCAGCTTATGGATATTATAGTTTAGGAAATAACATAACTGGCAATAGCAGTTGTGCATTGGGTTATTTTTCTCTTTTATACAATACTGTTTCTTCAAACCTTACTGCAATCGGCACACAGGCTTTAACAAATAATACCACCAATGTAGCCACACTCGGCACAATTACAGGCGGTACAGGTTACACAACAGGTACATATACTGGCGTAGTAATGACACTATCAAGTGGCTCTACTGCAATCACTTACCCTACTGCAACGATTGTAGTCGCTGGTGGAGTAGTTACCACAGTCACACTAACATCTAATGGTGTAGGCTTTAAAGATACCACGACAGTATTAACTGCACCAGCAGCATCTATTGGTGGTACTGGTAGTGGATTTTCTGTGCCAGTAGCTACTCTGCAATCAGGTACAGGCAATGTGGCGGTGGGTTATCAGGCTGGGTATAGTAATAGTGTGGGGCAATATAATACTTTTAATGGTTATCAGGCAGGATATTCAAATAGCATAGGAAGTTACAATGTATTTAATGGTTACACCTCAGGATATTCAAATAGCACTGGTAATGCCAATGTTTCCGTGGGTTATGCCTCATTACCAGTAAATACTTCTGGAAGTGGGAATGTTTCTATAGGTTCAACCGCATTTAACGCCAACATTTCTGGAAGTTCTAGCGTAGGAATTGGAAGGAATGCTTTATATGCAAATATTTCTGGAAACAATTTAGTAGCCGTTGGAAATAACGCTGGCTATGGTACAGGTTCTAACGCAAACACCACAGGTTCTAATAATACTTACATAGGTGTTCAAACAGTAGGCTCTGCTAACAACAACACCAACGAGATGGTTATTGGCTACACAGCAGTAGGACTAGGCTCTAACACAACTACTATTGGTAATACAAGCACTACACTAACTCAGACCTATGGCGTTACTAAATCTACTAACTACACAGTAGCTACTTTACCTTCTGCATCAACAAGCGGAGTAGGTGCAAGGGCATTTGTAACGGATGCAACTGCTACAACCTTTGCTTCAATCGTTGCTGGTGGTGGCTCAAACCCTGTACCAGTCTACTCGGACGCAACCAACTGGCGAATCGGCTAATTAAAAGGAAAAACAATGGCAATCACATTCACAACAACAATCACTTCAATGGAGGCTTATCCTCTTTACGAAGCAGTACCCTTGTATGTATTCCGAGTCTATTGGAATTATGAAGGTGACGATGGTAAGTTTTCAACTGCTATGCAAGGCTCTACCGACATTCCAGCAAGCGACCCACAATCAGCTATTCCTTATGCTGATTTAACGCAAGAACAAGTCATGGGATGGGTTCAGACCTATACGCCAGCATGGACATGGGCAGAGTACACAGACAAGATTACTGCATGGATTACTGCTCAGTACACACCTGCGGTGGTGAATCCTCCATTGCCTTGGTCTGCTCCTCCAGTAGTTGAGCCTATTATTGAGCCTGTAGTTGAGCCTGTAGTTGAGCCTGTAGTTGAGCCTGTAGTTGAGCCTATTCCACCTATAATTGATGTAATCCCACCAGCATAACAATCTTTAGAAGCAATTGTTCCAGCAGAAACAGTAGAGCCAACTGCGGTACAATAATTTTAAATAAACTTTAAGGATTAGTGATGCAATCCCCAAAATATTCGGTAGTAATACCGACTTACAATCATTGTGAGAAATATTTAAAACCTTGTATTGATTCAATAATAAAATACACAGAAATGACTGACATAGAGTTGGTCATTTCTGCTAATGGCTGTACTGATAACACTAAAGCGTATTTACAATATTTAAAAACTGCTATTCCTAATATGCAATGGTGGTGGAATGATGAACCTCTAGGCTTTGCCAAAGCCACTAATGTCGGTATTAAAGCCGCTAAAACAAATAAAATAGTATTGCTTAACAATGACACTTTGTTGTTAGAGCAACCAAAAAATCAATGGTTAACTAGACTTGATGATTTTCATGCTGACATATCTTCAGTATTAACCCTACATTCTAAAATTACAAATCAAAAGTTTGGTGTTTTCTTTTGCACAATGATTGATAGAAAAGTGTTTGATACCATTGGTTTATTAGATGAGAGTTTTGAAACTGGTGGATGTGAGGATATAGACTTTTGCTTTAGAGCAGATCAAAATGGTTTTAGCCTTGTAGATGTTGGCTTTAAAGGCGATTTTCCTATATATCATGTAGCTGAAGGAACAGTCCATGACAACAGTTTGGTGCAAGATTGGAAACAAAAGTTTTATAAGAATGAATTAAAATTGGCTAAAAAATATAACCCAGAACACTATAGATATTTGCTTTCTAACAATTATGAAAGAGCCGTATTCCTTAAAGGCGATCCAGTATTCCCTAGAGAAACTACCAGATATGAATGGGCTGAAAAAAATAAAAAAGGTTACATTACTTTAGAAATTGGTTGTTCTACTGGATATGGAAGTCAATTTTTAAGTGGTCAATACATAGGTTTAGATTACGATCAAACTATTATTGATGTAGCTAAAGAGCAAAATTGGTTAAATGCTGATTTTTATCATGCAGATATAAATACTTTTGAATTTGATCAATATCAAACAATTATAGCTTTTGAGGTAATAGAACACCTAGACAATGGTTTAGAGATAGTAGAAAAACTTAAAAAACATTGCAAAAAACTTTTAATTTCTGTTCCCTACAATGAACCAAAAGGCTTTTGGGGTGAACATCACAGACTACATGGTTTAAATGAAAGCCATTTTCAAGGTTTTAAATTTGCATATATTAATCATGTAGGACAAATATCAGATATGCCACAAGAAATCACACCTGAAAACCCAAGTAACTTAATGATTTGTAGGTGGGATAATGCCTAAAATACTATGCTCAATAGCAACTAGGGGGCGTTATCACACAACGCTTCCTTTAGTTTTAGAAGCTGTTATTAATCAAACTTGGCTACCTAACAAAATTGTTATTTTTGACGACAATGATGAACCCCAAGATATGCGAAAAGAAATGATTTATCAGCATTTCTTTCAAATAATGGCTATTAAAGGTATTGAATGGGAGTGGTTATTTGCTGAAAAAAAAGGACAACATCACATTCATCAAATGGCTAATCGGATGGATTTTGATTGGGTTTGGCGTGTAGATGATGATTGCGTTCCTGAAGCCACAGTCTTGCAAAGCCTGTATAGCCATGCTACACAGTTCCCTAATGTTGGGGCTGTAGGTGGTGCAATACTTACTCCACCATTACAAAATACATCTAAATCTACTGGGTTAATTAAAGACATTGATTCTGAGCCTAATATTCAATGGAATTTTATTGATGGCATTAGGGAAGTAGAGCATTTACATTGTTCTTTTTTATATCGGGCAGGGGTTTATGACTTTAATACAGGGCTTTCTAGGGTAGCGCACAGGGAAGAAACGCTATTTACCTATGGTTTATACAAAAAAGGATATAAAGTATTGGTTGTACCTAATGCTGTTTCTTGGCACATGAAAAACCCTCAAGGGGGTAT